CAGGACCTACAGGCGAAACAGGTGCTACGGGAGCCACGGGACCTACAGGTGAGACGGGTGCCACGGGAGCCACGGGAGCCACAGGAGCCACAGGACCTACAGGAGAGACGGGTGCCACGGGAGCCACAGGAGCCACAGGCGAAACAGGTGCTACGGGAGCTACAGGACCTACAGGCGAAACAGGTGCTACGGGAGCTACGGGAGCCACAGGTGAGACAGGTGCCACCGGAGCCACGGGACCTACAGGAGAGACAGGTGCCACAGGTGCTACGGGACCTACGGGCGAAACAGGTGCTACGGGAGCCACCGGACCTACAGGAGAAACAGGTGCTACGGGAGCTACGGGAGCCACAGGTGAGACAGGTGCCACCGGAGCCACGGGACCTACAGGAGAGACAGGTGCCACAGGTGCTACGGGAGCCACGGGAGCAACGGGACCTACAGGTGAGACAGGTGCCACAGGAGCTACTGGAGAGACAGGTGCCACAGGAGCTACGGGAGCCACCGGACCTACAGGAGAAACAGGTGCCACAGGTGAAACAGGTGCCACAGGAGCTACGGGAGCGACAGGACCTACGGGAGAGACAGGTGCCACAGGTGAGACAGGTGCTACAGGAGCTACGGGAGCGACAGGAGAAACAGGCTGGACTGGTGCGACAGGAGCGTCTGGATACACTGGAGCTACTGGATGGACTGGATGTACGGGACCTACGGGACCTGGTCTAATTGCCCAGCCTGCTTTCGTCTACTATGTAGCCACCAACGGTCGTGTAGGAGCCGCAGGAAGCATCACGGATCCTCTAAGCACAGTCACTGAGGCCCTCAGCAAGCTGCCTACAGTATTTCCCAACGCTACTCAGCCTTCTGCGGGTACGATTTATGTTGCCCCTGGTTTGTACACTGAGGCGGTAACGATCAACAACCCGCGTGTAAGCATTATCGGTCTGTCCGATGATAACCGGTCATCTAAGCGTGTACAATTCAATGCTGGCTGGACGGTAGGTGCTACAGGTCTATCTGCTCCCACGCTCGACATGGTTGTTATCAACAACATGACAATCGTGCCACAGACGGATATTCCTGCCATCAGCTACACGGGTTACAACATGCGTCTAGTCCTCAAGAACGGTACATACACAGTAGGTACTGGTGGTGCAACAACGGCGTCTACAATTAACTTTGCGGGCAAAGGAAGCGGTAACTTCGCTGCTCAGCTAGTCCTCGACGGATGCACAGTTTCAACTCCAGGAGGTTCTGGACACTGTCTAAATGTATCGGCGGGACGCGTATTCAGCATTGCTGACTCCGATCTCAGTGTTGGCAGCTTGGGTACTGGTGCCGCTCTGTACACATCAGGTACATCTACGGTAGAAAGTGCAACAAATAGCGGCTTCGGTGGTTCTGCTCTATCAACTGCCACAGCTGGAGCCCTGTACATTGCCGGTTCAGGTTCCGTTACACAGTTCACGAACTGTATTGTTACAGGTTTTGCGTCATCAACCAAGCCCTTAGTAACATCATCCGCTGTGAATGCGGCTACGGGTCTCTACCTTGTGCGCGTGAGCATGACAAATCTCAACGCGGCTGAGAGCACTGCTGCCCCTGCGATATTCATCCAGTCTATCAGCGGAACTGGTAAGATGTCAGTAGTGCATGTCAATGGATGCGCGTTCCAGACATACAGCTCTGGTGCTTCAGGATTCCTCACGATGCAGCCTTATGCGGCGTCCGGAACACTCAACGTACTCCAGTACTTCAACGATACATACCTAAGCCAGGCTGCTCTAACGAATGTCACATTACCAGTAACAGGCGCTGGAGGCTGGATCAGCGTTGGTCGCATCACGACTGAGGCTGGTTTTGTTGGTGCCACTGGATCTACAGGCTGGACTGGACCAACAGGAGCCACAGGAGCCACAGGAGCCACAGGAGCCACAGGCGCGACGGGAGCCACAGGAGCCACAGGAGCCACGGGAGCCACGGGAGCCACAGGAGCCACAGGTGCTACTGGAGCCACAGGAGCCACAGGACCTACAGGTGAGACAGGAGCCACAGGTGCTACTGGAGCCACAGGAGCCACGGGACCTACAGGAGAGACAGGTGCTACGGGAGCCACAGGACCTACAGGTGAGACGGGTGCTACGGGAGCCACAGGAGCCACAGGACCTACAGGTGAGACAGGTGCGACGGGAGCCACAGGACCTACAGGCGAAACAGGTGCTACGGGAGCCACGGGACCTACAGGTGAGACAGGTGCCACGGGAGCCACTGGAGCCACGGGACCTACAGGCGAGACAGGCGCTACAGGAGCCACGGGTGCCACAGGACCTACAGGAGAGACAGGTGCTACGGGTGCCACAGGAGCCACGGGACCTACGGGAGAGACGGGAGCCACAGGAGCTACGGGAGCTACGGGAGCTACGGGAGCCACGGGACCTACAGGTGAGACAGGCGCTACTGGAGCGACAGGCGCTACCGGAGCTACGGGAGCTACGGGAGCCACGGGACCTACAGGCGAGACAGGTGCTACGGGAGCCACGGGAGCCACGGGACCTACAGGCGAGACAGGTGCTACGGGACCAACGGGCTGGACTGGATGCACTGGACCCACTGGACCTCGTGGAACTGTAATCTTCTACGGTTTCGGTGGACCCACAGGCGCGGCGACATATATTGCCCCTGGACCCACAGGATACGGTCCTCCAGGATACGAAGTAAACCCTGGTGACTTCTACTTTGACCGCAACGATGACAGCCTGTACTTCTACGGTGCGTAATCCGAGTAAAAGTAGAATAGTATCACAAAAATAAGCAATGAACCAGTCTTGGAGGTTAATTAACTCGCCAGGAACGAATCAGAAATCATCGGTTGCAAAAATAATTACAGACAATACACTGATTCTTAATCAGACAGCCAGTGGCAATACATACATTATAAAATCAAAAACCTTGAAGATTGCGTCTACTGGACTTTCTGAAGGGTTTTTCGTGAATATGAAAAATACCAATGTCACTAATTTAGTGGTAACTATTCTTACTGCAGTAGATGATGGAGATAATCAAACAATTACAATTCCTGCAAGTCAAACGATTATTCTGTATTTTGATGGAACAAGTCTAGTGACTTATTAGTTTTCCAACAATCTTGTGTATAGAAAGGGATGAAACTCCCGAGGCATCAGATACAGATTTCATTTGACTTTTCAACTTAAGTCCCATAACATGGGCAACCACCCCAGCTACAATGGTCTTGGGTGTATGCTCAAACTCATCTTCTGATTTGAGAGAAATCTCCAACAACAAATTCATGATTTTATCACGCTGTTCATCATTCAAGTTCAGTGCAGCACAAAGTCGTTCGGCAATACCGTTCTGTGTTTGTAAGACGGTATTTTCAGTATTTGAGAAATGCGTAATTGCCTTGCACAGCGCACGAATATTCACTGTGAAAATCTTCGCGATTTCTTCATGACTTCTCGGGACTTCGTGGTTCCGGCACGCTACAAACACTGCACCTCCCATCATTGCACGACGCGTTTCGCCTCGTACCTTTTGGGCATCTTCAAGTGCTTTGTAAAGCGCACATGCTTCTTGAATAATAGCTTTAGGAAGTCCAGCATGGGAACACGATAACTGAATTGCATCGAAAATACCCATCCATGATCGTTGAGAATTTGACGAAAGAGACCAGCAACTCAGTCGTTGTACTGCTTTTAAGTTTGTATGCATTCCTTTGAATGACATCATCGAACCGTACGATGATTCTGGAAGTAGATCAGATGTTGTAAAACCCGTTCGGCACTGATCTTCTCCTTTGTTTTCGTAATTGCGCCACTCTGCGCCTTCGTCAATTATTTTACTCATAATTGTCCCGCACAATTCACATACTTGTTCGCCTTCATCTATAACAACTGAATGTTTGCAATCCATCTATGGAAATATTAGTTCATGTATTTCTTGCTTTCCGTTTTACGAGTTCCAAATATCATTTTCATGATTGACCATTGTTCAGGAAACATACGAACAAACTGTGTTTTCAAGAACTTCTCATACACATACTTGATCTTGGTCGTGAGATCGTTCAAAAACATGAACATAGCAAATGCAAAGAATAATCCAGAAATGTATACATCAATCTCCCTATCTAACCTTGTGTGAATTGTAAAGACTGGTGGATACTCCTTAATTACCTTAGTTGTCCAAAATGCAATTGCGCCTACGAATGTTAATTCGGTAACAACATCAGCCGTTTGGTAAAGAATACCCTGTTCTTCCCACTCTTTACCGTAATCATCAAACAGATGAAACAGTATATATGACATAAAAGCACCTAAAACTGTATAGAAAACAGCTAGAATCATAATATTCAAACTGCCTCCAAGAATATCTGATACCTGCATTCCTTAATTATTCGACAGAAAGTTCATCTGCTCAGGATTATACACCATTGGACGGTAATTGGTTGCAAGAATAGGCTTTCCTAAATCCCTTGTTTTTACAGGTTTGATCCATGAAATCATAAGGCACTTTGTTTCTACGACCCATACCCAGTATCCAGCCTTTGAAAATTCAGCAACAAGGTAATCGAGTGCTTCTTTTAGTGCAAAAAGAGGGTACCCAAAAACATAGGTGGGTACCTCGTATACAATGTAAGGTGCATTCGCATTATGGATAGCCTGTTGCCTTATTTTTGCTTGAATTTGTGCAATAATGGGTGTCATGGCTGCCATTCGATTGAGTCGTCTTTCTTCTTGTTCATCCCATACGTCACGAGCTCGCAACATGTCTACTTATATAAGAAATAAGAATGTCTCTTCCATTTCGTACGCTAGGACTTGGAGGAGGTGGAGTCAAAGGTATTTTGCATGTTGGAGCTCTACTTGAGCTATCAAAAAAGCAAGCATTAGTATTTCCTGACGGCGTATATGGTATTTCCGTAGGTTCAGTTATTGGAACTTATCTTGCTTTCGGATTACCGTTTAATAAAGAAAGTGTGCCCGAACTTAAAAAGCACCTTAAGTTTTCAAATTTTGCCAATAAAGTTGATCTAAAAGCGGTTTCCGAATCGTTTTCTACAAAGGGAATGTACTCAATGGATTTATTCGAAAGTTTTATTGTGAAGTTGTTCGAATCAAAGGGGGTTAATATTAAGGAAAAAGTGATTGGTGATGCGAATATGCCTTTGTATATTATTGCTTCCAACATTACGAAAGGTAAGCCAGCAGTGTTTTCCAAGAATGTTCCAGTTATTGATGCCTTAAAATGTTCATGTGCTGTTCCAGGAGTATTCCGTCCTCAAGTACTTTACAATGATGTCTATATTGATGGTGACTATTTCGTTCCATCAGTTGACAAGTTTATTCCTGATTTAAGTCAGGCTATATGCTTCTCTTTGAAAAAACGAAAGATAACAACCGGTTTTAAGCCTGAAAATATTGAGTATATGTCACCTTTAACTTACATTCATGATATTCACACACTAATTATGCAAAATTTTCATGATCAAGTTAAATCAAAAAAGACAGTGACCTTACATTACCCAGGTCTTCGGAGTACATCCGACATAGATAATTTTGATATTGACGATATTCTCAAAAAAGCTTCCGATGATTTAAACCGTTTTCTCAAGTAAAGTATTAAATGGAGTTCCCGAAAACTATATATTTCTGTAATCGAACTCTTGATAAGATGAAAGAATATTCCGATAACTGGAAAAAGCTGAATCCAGAATACGATATTCAGCTTTTTGATAACCAAATGTGTGAGAAGTTCTTACTTGAAGAGTATGGTGAACTTTACAAGGAGATCTTTAATTATATACCAGATGGTCCAATTAAAGCTGATTTTTGGCGTATTTGTATTCTTTACAAGTATGGTGGTGTATATTCAGACATAGATAATGAACCACTTGTTCCGATCAAAGATTTCTTAGAGCCAGATGTAGGATTCCTTACTTGCAGCTCATATTCTTCAGAAATGTCATTCAATCCGAATTTCATTATTGCACATAAAGAATGCCCAATATTGAAACGGTGTATTGATTGGTACTTGAACAAGTATACTCAAAAACATCACTATGCATATTGGCAATGGAGTATCATGCGTGCGTTCACTGATACATTACATTTACCAAATTATCATAAGGACCAAGGTATTTATGATGTTGATAATATTAAGGTTCAAATTATGAGAGAGTGTCCCGGAAGTGATCACTATGATGCCCACAATTTATATAAGGGAAAGCGGGTGTTTAACAACCGTTATCGTACTTGGAATCACAACACTCATAGTTTTTAGCATAGTATTTTGTAGATTCAGAAATTCTATCACTATTTGATTTTCCAGCCATATGAAGAATATAAGGTTTTTTAGAAAAATTTGATACTTCACTTGGATTAAAGTGTTGTAAAATTCCATAGTCGCACATTACAATATTATTGCGAATGTCAAGTATATTGTGATAATACATGAACATCAATAGACCTTGTTCCCACCATCCAGGATGTGGATTATGTTTACCCAACTCTGTATCGTATGCTAACTTATTCAACAAATCAATTGTATATTGAGTATTTTTTGCGATAAATATTCCACAATTCATGTAAGGATTCATCTGATTCATATCTTTACTGAATATGATATTTGTACTACTATGTTCTCGAATAAGGTCTAGAATATTTCCCGAATCAAGATAGAAAAAAGCATCAGCATCTACCCAAATTAAGTAGTCGTAATTCTCCAGATGTTTTAAAACTAAAGGCAGCTTTTCCCATGAAGGATGCCGATCTGTAAATGTTCGCGTGTGTGATACATGCAAATCAAATCCGTACTTTTCACAATATAATTTATTAATTTTGTAATTTAGTTCTGCATACTCCTTAATTGCATCATCGTAGAACATTACTACGCCAACTTTCATTTATAGGTTTAAATAGTTAATTATGTAAACGATATTTTTACATACTAAACAGTCTTTTCAGCACCAAGGGCATTTTTTAGGAACTCGCGGAAGGATTCAGTTGTTGGTACACCTTTCATTTCAAATACTTTATCTTTCGTTTCCAACTTGAATGTTGGGTACCCTTTAATCTGATACAGGGCAGTCTTTCCTTTATCTGAATCAGCATTAATCTCTTCAAAAGTTACTGTCTTGCCTCCGTAGGTGTATCGGGTATTTTTGTGCTGTTCCTTGAATGATGACCAAGGAGTTTGCGCTTTCTTTGACCATGGACACCAAGTCGTGTAAAAAAACATGAACTTAGCGCTATTATCATCTATTCCAGAATGAGCGACCGGAGGTGATGAAATAATAAGTCGAGATCCGGGCCATGTTTGTGTTACCAAATAGTAACCTACTACTGATATTGTTACTAATAAAAGTGCAACTCCGGCATACATGAGCACATCAGTTAGTACTGACATCTTTATCTTTACGAAACGAAGGATATAAAACTTTCGCCTCTTGACGCTCGGTTTCAAAGAATTGGCGGTATGCTTCTGCCGGTGTCATATCGGGGTTCTTCACTAACATCCATGCTATTTTATATGTTTGGCGTTCGGGTTCGTATGGCTTGGGAGTGATTGAGTACCACTTGCCTTTGTAGCGGATGTCCATCTTGGATAACATAGTACTGGTAAGCAGTAAGTCCGTTTCAAATGAACAAGTTCAACTTTTGAATCTCCCTTGCGACACCACTGTTCCAAAGTGTAAACATTGCTCATGGACATATTACATCGGGAACAAATAGGGTACAAATTTGAAAGATCAGTTTTACCACCCTTGGATTCGGGGATATCATGACCACACTGGAAATCAAAGACTGTAATCGTGTTCTGACACCATGGAATGAAACATTTAGATTCGTACTTTTTTCCAAACTTGGAAATCCAAACTTGTTCTCGCAAAGCTTTCGGAATCTTGGCTTTGCGATACATTGAGATTATAAGGATCATATACGAAAATGGATTAGATAGCTTCACAAAACCATATTGTAACGGCACAAGATGTTCAACAATATTGAGAACGCAATTACGGATACGGAGGTTTTAGTTGGTGCAAACAATTTTCCAATCAAGGGAGAATATATGGGCTTGGCAAATGGTTGGCATACTGTCATCTTCAAGAATGATCAGAACGATACTCTTGAAGTTGAGGTTCAAATTGATGATGCAAATGAATCAATTATTATGGGTGTTTTGAATACTTTTGGTTTCACGCGTGATCAGGTAACTACCATTATGAATACTTTTGAGGACCAATTTTAATAGAATAAAATTAATAATAATAATAATGAAGACATATATTATGCATTATACGCCATTAGTGGACAGGCGTAAACATGTAGACCGACAACTTCGTAAACAAAATATCGATGCTATTTTTATTGAGACGGAAGAAGGACCGGGAGTATATACAAATTTGGAAAAAGGTCCTATATCTCTTTTTAAAAAGCATATCCATACATGGATTCTAATTGCAAATAGTTCAGATCCGTACGCACTAATACTTGAAGATGATGTTATTCTTGCAGATAATTTTTCATCGAAACTAAATGACTATATTTCTCAACTACCTTCTGATTTTGATATGCTATTTATTGGAAATGGTCTATGTGATAATTACCACCTGAATATTCCAGCCGGAACAATTGGAATCAGAACTCCTTATACTGATAATGTTCCTTTTAATGGAATTACTCGATGCACAGATTCATATGTTTTATCAAAAGCATGCGCATACCGTATGTTGCAGTATCTGCATGCTGTTCCTGTAATTGATCTTCCAGCTGATCACTGGATGAATTATGTAGCATGTGTTATGAATTTTTCAAAAGTGTATTGGGCCGAACCTACAATTGTAAGTCAGGGGTCAGAAGTTGGACTTTTTAATACTTCCCTTCGCTAGTTTAAGGGAAGCCTACGAGGTGGGCGCCAATACCGAAACCGGCACCCGTGCGCGCTGAGGCACCTACACTGGGGGCATAGATATCGAGGATGGCGAAGGTGGCTAGGGCAACGAGGGCAATCATGCCGATCTCGGAGAGCTTGAGTCCCTTGCCTGGTAGGAGGTAAGCCGCAATCGCTACGGCTAGACCCTCTAGGGCATACTTAACGGCGCGAGATACTAGATCGCCAACATCAACTCCGGGGGCAGCGGCTGGCTTCTGTTCGGGCATTTTATTTATAGAGTTGTTTAGAGAAAAAACCCATAAGAAGTTAATGAAAACCATTAAGGTTGTAATTACACCCGATGAGGATGTGATCCACAAATACTCCATTCGTAATCCCGCTCAGATTGAGTTTTTCGTTACGGCATACTTGAACGATCCTGATGGTTGGTCCAAGAAAGGATACTTTTTCATGCCAGTTTCCAATCACGGCGATGTTCATATTCGACTTTCATCTCCAGAAACTATCGGCAAGAAGTGTGGACTACCTAACGGTTTATCTTGTGCTGAATTGGGGGGAAAACATATGTACTTGAATTCTGACAGATGGTACCATGGCGCGTCTAAAAGTAAACTATCGCTAGATAACTACCGTCAGTATATGGTATCCCATGAGATCGGACATATTTTAGGATTTGATCATGAACAGTGTCCATGTGTTGGATGTCCTGCTCCCATCATGATGCAGCAAACTTTGGGAATTGGACAGTGTAAACCAAATACGAAGGTTTAGAGCAGTGTCATACGCGACAGCTCTTTGAGGTAGCGCCGGCTACAGGTCTCTACAAGTAAGCCATTCGCATACACACCGTAATTCCCGTAATAGTCATCATTCTCTAACGCCAAATGATAAATCTTGAATGACCCCCTTTGGGTGTACACACTAGCCCGTTCGTCAATGCAGGCTGGTAAACGGTACTTGCGGTCGGTGACATAAGTATCACCAAGCAATTTCACTACGGCTTGTTTCTGTTCGTCGTTCTTAAAGTTGTCAACAAGAATCGAATGAGCTCCTGTAAGAACTAGATCCTCCACAACTTCTGGGTACTGTGCCGAAGAACATACATACAGCTGATCCTTAATACGATGACTTAATCCCATATGCAATAACTTGGTAACTCCGATCATCTCTACCGCCTTGTACCCGTTATTGACTGTCTTCACGAGATCGCCCTTCCTTAAGTTCTGAATGGGAACGTACACATCCTTTCCGTCGACTTTGCACAGAATCTTACTGCCCTCCTTGAAACATGGCACCCTGCCACCTCCACCACCACCGCCACCGCTTCGAGGACCGCCGGCTTTGGCTGGATCCGTAGTAAAAATCGTACCTGCTCCTGGAGGACCTTCACCCCCTTCATTAGAACCGCCGGAATATGTTGTGCCGTAAATGTATCCATTATAGAACCCTATTCCAAAAGGAAAGTTGCCATCTGGATCCTGACCAAATACATAGTCTACTGTAAAATTAGTACCATCAGAATTCATTGAAAATACATTTCCGTACGGAATGGTGTTCCCAAGTCCGAATTGACCTTGAACGGATGTACCGTATAAGATACCGTTATTATAAACTAGCTTTGACGATAGTAAAAACCCTTCTGTACTGGTCAATGTATGTAAAACTGAATATGTAGATGTGCTTATGTTATACGAGAATATTTCCGGAAATCCAGTATTTCCTATTCCATATCCATAAACATTTGTGTAAGTAGAATCGAAAGTTAGTACACGGTATGTAGGAAAAATATTAAGGGCTTGAAATGTTTTTATGTTTGTAAATGTACTTGTTCCTAAATCGTACGAAAACACAGATGGTGTTTCATCAATTCCTTGGTATTCGCAGCACCCATATAGAATATTGTTATGCCCGATCAAAGAACCGGATGGTCGGTTATATGATTCTGTCGTGAAAGTGTACACTGTTGTAAAATTTGTACCGTCTGTGTTAATTGAATAAATGTATCCAGCACCGGCGCCGCCGCCCAAGAACGATACTCCATATAAAAGTCCATTTAATGAACACAATCCTCCATTTCCAATAATATTTGATGATGAAAATATAATACGGTAATCTGTACCGTTAGTATTCACAGAGTAGATTGAATTCTCACTGCCGTTGATATTGGAACATGTGCCGTAGAGTTTTGATCCAATTAAAATAGGCACATCCGAACCTCCTTGATATAGAGAACCATCTTGTACCAATCCTGAAGGACCAGTCACTTCAGGTCCTCCAAAATCATGGAGTTTCGTGTACACTGGGGGGACCTGACTAATATCGGCAGAGAAAAGTACACCTCGAAAGTATGCTCCGCCTTGGGTTGCCACACCGTACATTATTGATCCATCGATGAGTACATTTCCCATAGGACGCTGACCCTGTGCCACAGTGCTACTGAAGTTATATACTACAGAGTTGGTTGCCATTTAGTAGTTAAAAAGTATAGTTTGTTTCAAAATTTTGCGTAGAATTTATGACTTTCACATACCCCTCCATTAATAAACAAATGCCTCGCGAGACGCTACCCAAGAAAGAAGATGATGGTTCAATGATTGATTATCTCGAGGAGGATCCCGAAATCCCGACCCAGCGTTACTGTATTATTTCTTTCATTTCGCCTGAGAAGGTTATTAAGCAGAAGACCCAGTTCATGAATGAGAAGTTCATTGAGTGGATGGCTTACGACTGGAACATCAAGGGTCTTGAGCACTTCATGGCTTACATTTCCAAGAAGTATTCAGTGAAGATTGATGACCTTTTTAAGGATATGGAGGAGTTCAAGAAGGTACATGAAGCTGAAGTCCGGAAGACGGATGTTCCAGAGCAGTACCAGATCTTCCTACTAAAGAACGAGAAGGATCTTGAGGCGAAGTTCACTGAGTCAGTTGAGTTCCGCACGAATGTTCGTGGCGTAAAGGTTCGTCGTATTTTCGCGAATCTCGAGGAGACTCAAACTTTTGCCCGTGTTCTCCAGCGTCGTTACCCAAACGACAACCTTTACATTGGCAAGGTTGGCGCGTGGCTACCATGGGATCCTTCCGAGCACATGATGCCCGAGGTTGAGTATGCTGAGAAGGAACTCAATGAGCTGATGCGCAAGTACAAGGAGAACGAGGTGAATCGCGAGATCTTTTTCGAGGAGGAGAAGGCTGAGAAGATCCGTAAGCAGAAGGAGGAGAATATGGCGCGTGCAAAGAAGGCTGCGGAGGATGCGAAGGCTGATAAGGGTCTTGCGGACACAGAGGACATCAAGAATGCGCTCGAGGCTCCTCCAATTCATCCGGCCGAGGGAGGAATTCGCGACCTATAAATAAATATGCCCGTGGAAACTCGTAAACGCAAACGCTCTAGCATGGACGAAGACGGTCCTCAACAGACACCTGATGAAGCTCTAAAAGAGGCTGAAGATCGTGTGAAGCGTGCCCGTGCTGAAGCTAAAGATAAGAAGGCTGATGCGAGCGTTGCTGATTTGACTTCTATGTTTGGAAATATGGGTGGAAAGAAGCGCACTACTCGTCGTCGCAAGACTCGTAAGCACAAGAGCAAGGGTAAGAAGCGCGGTGGCAATGATCCTGCTGATAGCCTAGCGCGCTGCCGAGAGGAAGTTAAAGAACTGGAAGAAGCTGTAGTGCGCCTGCGCCGCCAGAACCGAGGCGGTCGCTAAACCCTAAGAATTAACGCTTTTCCTTTCCTTCCTGCTTGACATGCACCCAAGGATTAGAACTCTTCTTTCGCATCGCATCAGGACTGTACTCGTCCTGAGCTAACATAGAACTTGAAAATGGTTTATTATCAACCCATAGTGAATCTCCACATAAATGAAAAGGCGGGTGATCTGCTGCCTTATACCAGAAAACCTGATCTTCAAGTTTGTTCGACTGGACACCGTTGCAGATCACTAGGCACTCGAAGTTTTCAGTGCACTGGTCCATGAACTGACAGAACATCTCAAATGTGGGAAACATGCCAGCATAGTTGTCGTAAATACGACGGCGATTATTGACAATACTCTCACGAAGAATAAACACGAAATCTACATTTGTACGAAGGTTAGGGGTAATACCCAGAGGGTACTGCATAGTAATAATCGTCATTAAATCAATATGACGACCGTTCATGAACACATATCGTGTAGACTCTTCCTTAATCCATGAAGCATCGTACAAACAATCGTCCAAAATCAGAAAAGCGCGGGGGTCAACACTGGAATTACCACCGTTACGCTTCTTATCATCGTTTCGTGATGTTTTGACTCCAAGTTGACGCTTAATTACATTCATTACAATACTGGGATTGTACTTATCGTGAATAAGCTTGGAAGGAACCATATGTTGGAAAAACTCGTTGGCAACCTCAGTACCTGAAATCACTGTTCCAATCGGAAACTCGTGCTGGGTATTGAAGAGAATATCGCGCACCAAGAAAGATTTACCAGTATCTTTTTTTCCAATAACAACTATCATTGGCGATTTACGAGAATCTATCTCGCAACGATCACGAAGGGTGTCAATGTTGAATTTCTTTATCTGGAAGTTCATATTGCTTTAGTGCGTGAACTTTTTAGTTTATGTTTAACCCGACTTTATAATATGGTCAAACGCAAGCTGTCGGCCAGTACTAGCGACCTTAGGACCAATTCTATTGGAATGTCTGTTCAAAAATATCCAGATATAGCTTCCATCAGGTCTTCATCGAAAAAGCATTGGGGGATTGACCACATCCAACCTTTTTTTCCGCCAATTGAAAAGTTATTTAAGACCGAAAACCTCGAAAATATCAAAGATTACGGTATTCGATTCGAGAACGGTATTGCCGATATTCGATCCGAATCAACTATTCGAACATCCGATGGAACAGTGGTAGAAGTACATAAGAAAATCACGATGCTTCTTGGACCTTATAAGTGGATGCAGGGAGATTACGGTACAGCTATTGGTCTCCCAACTTCCGAAGAAGAGTCCGATGCGATTCGAAAGAAGATACAAAATTCAAATAATGCCGCATATGTTGGTTCTCTTCTTTCCGTAGCTCTATCCCAATCTGGATGCCAACACTTCCCCAAAACTTATGGGGTTTTTTCAGGAATGTCTGAGAAGCATGTCATAGATATTTCCGATGATTACGGAGATCTTTCTGAACGATCATGGTTCTCGGCAAATATTGGCAAGACTTTTGAAATAAAGCTTTCGGATGATGTTCAGGAATCAGCAGATTTCAAACATACTCGTAGTGCCCGTATTTCGCTTCAGATCGGAGATGATGCTAAATTAGAAGGTGTGACTGAACTTGATTCTATCCAAGTTCCAGAAACTGAAGCTGGTGAAATGAAGCGAGTATTTCAAGAGAATGACGACGAGTCTGATGATGAATCGGATAGTTCTTCAGTATCCACATCTTATATTTTTAAAGTAAAGTCGTGTGATTGTGAGTCGGATGACGAAGATGAAGATGAGGACGAAGATGAAGAGTGCGAACCGTTTGCATGGGCTTCATTCACGAATGTTCCTGTCCAAATCACTGTGATTGAAAAGTGTACGGGTACTCTGTATGAACTATTCAAGGCAAATCCTGATTCCCAAAAGCATTTAGCGTGGTTATCTCAAGTGATCTTTGCATTAGCGTATGCCCAGCGCACTTTTGCTTTCACACATAATGATTTGCATTCGAATAATGTGATGTATGTTCCCACTACATCCGAGTACTTTTACTACAATTGTGGTGGACTGCTTTACCGAGTACCAACTTACGGATACTTGATTAAGATTATCGATTTCGAGCGTGGAATTGGAATGCTGAAACTGTCTGGTCTGAAAGAACCTAAGCTATTTATGAGCGATCATTTTTCAATTGATGAAGAAGCTGGAGGTCAGTACAATTACGAACCATGGTACAATTCAAAGTTTCAGGAAGTCAAGCCTAACCCTTCCTTTGATTTAGTACGCTTAGCAACATCCTTATTCTGGGACTTGTTTCCTGAAGGTCCTGATAATTTAGAATACACAAACAATCCGGTCTTTCGTTTGTTCATTAAGTGGCTGACTTTAGAAGACGGTAAATCAATCATATTCAAAGCTGGTGACGCTAAACATGATCGTTTCCACGGGTTTCATCTTTACAAGGCGATAAGTCGCTTCTGTAAGGATGCTGTTCCTCGTAAGGAAATAGTATTACTTAAGGGAATTTATGGAGTAGAATCTGTTCCGGCGGGAGAACCAGTATTACTCATTGATTAGCGTTTGGACTTTTTAGAACGCCGCCGTCTAGTTTTACGCCGTCCACCACTTACTGATTTCACAAAAAGAATAAACTCATCGTATCTATCTTCTTCATTCTTTTCAGAAATAATGTAGGGCATATCTTTGCGTTTGACAATATGAGTTACCCAATGATGGCGAGAAAGAAGGCGCTTAAGAACTAGCTTAAAATTTGATAGTGCAGTTTTTATATCAATCGGTTCTCCATAAATAGTATCAAAATTATTTGGAAAAGGAATCACAATACAACCTCCAGGTTTTAAGATTTTCCAGCCATCATCAAACAAGTTATAGAAGATGGTATCGTGATATAAGTAGTCAAACACTTTTTGGAAAGGCCACATAATAGGGCAATACTGGTCCCAAATAACATCCTTTGTTCCAGCACCATAATCTTTCCACTTTCGCCCTTGCTGATAAGGATCTACATAATCGGCAACCAAAGGTGCTGGAGTATCAAAGCGTGGTGGCGAATATATAAAAAGTGGAGGATTCTCCGTTTCGTGATGACATGCTACTAAAATGTCCATGCTAAAATTATATTATTTAGTTTAAATTATTTAGAAGCTTGGCTTTCCAACAAACATATCCTGAGTAGCAGCTGTTACAGCAGGTAGATCTACAGCCTTTACAGCATCAGCTATAACTTCAGTTGTTGTGGCAAAAACTACAGCCGCAGTTATGATTCCACCAATAACGGTGACTTTACCTGCGTCCATCCAATTAATAGGCTCGCTCTTTGAACGACGCTCTAGCGCATAAAGAATAAAACAGACCAGAGCTACTGAAACTGCTGCAATTACAATCATCATTTTTATTAATGATTTTTGGTAATCTTTATAACTTTAGAACGAGTGAACTGTCCTCCGTGGCGCGGTTCTCAATATCCTTCAAAGGATCCACCTCCTCCTCCTTTGGCTCAGGGGCAGGTTCGGGCGCCTCTTCCTTCTTATCTAAATCCTCAAACTCAATCGTTCCATCTTCCTCTCCAAGCTGCATCGCAGGCTTATCGAGATCTGAACCTGACTCTGAATCCGACTCTGATTCGGAGTCCGCGTCACCGCCGAAACTTACACCCTTGCTTGAGGATGTTGTAGGTTCTGGAACATCATCGTCATCATCATCAGGCATTTCCGTAAAGTACTTCTTGGCAATTGATTCCCATGGAAGGAAAGACCGAATCACCTGTTCCATGCAGTCATAAATAATAGCTTCAATTTCCTGACGGTTACGCGCCTGTTGCTCGGCCGTAACACCAATCGTCTTGAACATATACGCTACCTGCCAAAACTTGCGCGCAGACTGCTTGTAGAGTTCGTGAATAAACTTTGAAACAGTTGGGCGCTGGAAATCAATCTTGATTTCAGAACGAGATCCGCGATAATGAAGGTTCGCAAACGCCTTCATGTACGAAATAAAAACGCCCATGATAAGATCGTCCATGTATGTGCACTTCGTCTGCTTTACAATACGCTCCTCCTCCGTTGTGAGAGTAGCCTCGTTCCATTCTGGAATACGGGTAAGCATGTTCTGAAATGTACGAAGAAGCTGATCCATCTGTCCGTTGCGCTCACACAGCTCCTTGGCTGAATCATAAATGCTCCAAAAACCTTCAGATACCGGTTCTACAAGTAAACCTGCAAGGTGTTCGCGTAGTTGTGTCTTGGCGAGCTCGGCTGACATTTGTAAAGAATCTCCACGATAATTAAGTTCGAGTAACGCATCCAAAAACGGATTTGTTCGGTCCAAGGAAGTAAGCAGTAATCGCAACATAAACATACACAACAAAGCAAAAGCTACTTGTTGTGTCTGTTTCGCGACTACTGAAGCAATGACTACTATTCGCGCCCCTCGTTGGTGCGATAACGGAAACGCGTGTATTTACTCGAACTGCCCGCACCGCCATGAGCGGTGTGCGCACTTCGCGGCTGGCAAGTGCCGCGTCAAGAACATGGAGAAGCCATGTGATGGCGGCTGCTTGTATGATCATCGCGACGCCTCGACGCTGGTCGAGTTCGTTCGCAATGTTCCGCTCTTTGATTACGAGGATATCATGGAGCAGTTTGAGTCTAAGGGTCTCGCTGAGATGCCCACTGGATTCGAGCGCTTTGATCTGACCAAGATGACTCTTGCGGATCGTAAACTCCTTGTTCGCAGTCTTAAGGACGGCGGATTTAAGTTTGATGTTGACGATGATCGCACTGTCATGGAGGTCTTGGAGACCCCCGGTTATTCTGGGTGGGAGCCTATCAGCTCTGAGCCTACGGGCATGGTGCTGACGGAGGAGGAGAAGCGTATTGGTATGATGACGGCATCCGAGTACAACCTGTATACGGTTGCAACTTGGGGTATCAAGACTAACTAAACCCAAAACCAAAACCAAAATACAAAAGTATAAAATCAAAAACAAAACATTTTTGTTTGGTCCGAAAACGGATACCGAAAACGGATTTATTTGGGTTAAAGAACTGGTCAGTAACAGCGTATACCTAATCAACCAAGATGAGCAACATTAACGATATCGTAAACAAGCTTTCTAAGAAGTTCGAGTTTGACCAGAAGGAGGCGATGGATTACCTTGGCTCATTTGTGGCGGAGGTCGCAGAGCGTGAGAGCGTCGCGTCCAGCGCCGGCACCAAGACCAAGCTGTCTCCTGTTGAGCAGTGTCGCAAGAACATTGCGCTGTGGGAGAAGAAGCAGGCTGCCAACAAGTTCAAGGACGATGAGGCGAAGAACAAGCATGCTGAGAAGCTCCAGAAGGAGAAGGCTAAGCTCGCTAAGCTGGAGGGCGTGAAGGTCATCCCAGCTGAAGTCAAGCCTAAGCCTGCGGAGGAGAAGCCTTCTAAGGTCATCTCTCGTATGAGCCCGACGCTCAAGACGGCTCTGCGCAAGGCTCTCGTGGCTGCTGGTCAGACCTTTACGGATGACGAGTGGAAGTCGTCTAAGAAGCCCGACGAGTTCAAGAACTATGTGAACTCTCTCGCGCCTGAGGTCGAGAAGTCTAAGGGCGTGGACAAGCACATGGAGGACTTTGCGGGATCCACAACGGCTGCGGCTGAAGTCCAGACCGCGGCTGCTGAGCACGCCGAAAGCTCTGAGCCGCAAGTCCTCACCGTCAAGGAGCTGCGTGCCATCAAGAAGCTCACGACGACTTCCACTCCCGGACAGTTCTGGGATGGCGACAAGGGGCGCTTCGTGACGGGTCCGGTGGAGAATTCTGATGAGGATATGGTCGAGTTGAAGATCAAGACTCAGGTTCCGCATGCGGGCGCTGGTTCCGATAAGCCGAAGTTCGAGATGCTGGACCATGTGGTTGGTGAGAAGACCAAGCGTCTCTACCTCTGCGGTGAAGGCGATGCCGCAGACAAGTTTGTCGGCTACATCGGTGTCGGTGAGTTCAAGAGCGTTGAGGATCCTACTCTCTAAGTAGACTCCCAAATTGCATGTTCTGTCGCTAAAAATCAAAAAAGGAAATACAAATTTTTCATTCGGGCCAGTAATGAACTTCACAGTTTGGAAATGAAAACTTGAACCAGTTTTGAACTCCAAGGCAGTAAAACAGGACTCGAGGAACATACAAGTACTTTAAAGTACGATTAACAAAGGGATTCTTCTTATCGTATGATCGCCAAACTTCATCTAGGCAAATAAGGTGCTGATTCTGAATAGTATATGCCGTATATGCACGAGCATCTTGCATATCAGAATCATCTGAATGAATAACAAATTTTTCATATTGCGGAGCTTTTGGGTCGTATGCCATATCGCATAGTATACGCCAAGCCTTCTGCCATTCCGAAATTGTACCAAAATTATAGTACATTCGACTGAACTCGTGATCAAGATGTCTTGAAATTGTGATTTCCATTATGATATTTCTGGTTCTTATGTTAAAACAATAACATCGTGATTCACGAATAAACGCCACCAGAAAATTACAAACGGCATCACAAAAATTGGGAATATACCGTATGTAATAAAAGTTAGAAGTGTGATCACAACTGCAGCTCCCTGATTATATTGTTGTCCAACTTTCCATGATACAAAAAGCATCGATACAAAAAAGAATACTTTTATGAAAAGCCATACTGCACTCCAAATTGAATTTATGAAATCGGCTCCTGAATCTTTGGCGCTTTTTGAATCTGTTAAGGGTGGCGCGGAAAGAGCAAATGTCTGTCCATCAGGTATAGTCTGCGAAGACGAAGCACCATTTATGCTATAGTCTACCTTGAGTTCTTTTAGTTTTTGAGGATTCGGGTCTGGAAGTCCTACCGCCGCAAAACCTACTTTCAAGTTAATTGATCCGTTGGAAACCTTATCCTGAATAGCATTTGTTACATCAGTGTAGTTTCCGGAATATCCATACTCTGCCTTTGTGATTTGTAACCCTGACGCAGTTCGTGCTGGCGGAGCATCTATGCGAAAAGTATTGCCATCTTTTACAGATAAAGTATTTGAAGATCCTCCGTTGATCGTGTATGTGACATTTAGGGTCTTTATCTGTCCTGGCGCAGGATCATCTACATTTAATGCTGTAGGTGATACTGCAAAGCTTATTACCCCATCCTTATCTTGCGCTGTAACAGCAGATACAACATTGACCGTAGTAGATCCAACTCCGTATGTTGCTGTACTTATGGAGATTCCACTGGGCATCCTTATTATGATGAAAACACGACATTTGCCACGCCGCCAATAACTCGGATGAAATTGTACGATTCAACATATGCTCGAACATTGTAAGAATACTGTAAGGTTTGGGAATCTGACTTACGAACAATTGTTACCAAATCGTTTGGTCCGTACAGGAGCTGACCATTAGCTCCAACTGCATTTGGGTTCACGATTGTAGGGTTGGCATTATTTGCTGTTGATTTCAGGACGCATACCGTAGTTATAGTATTTCCAGGATCTGTGAGTGGAGGTTGGACATAAGTGTTTCGCAAGGTTGTGCGGTCGAACTGTGATCCATTCAGGTGTCCTGACGGTTGTCCATTGTAATGTTCGAGTGCGAATGAATACGAATATATACCAGGAATTTCCACAATTGAAGGTCCTTCATGGTGACGGAAATTTTGAATCTGTGAAAAAAACTCTGTGTGTTTGTATCCAAACCGCTCCTTACCGTTCAGAATGATAGATGATTCAAGAAGAATATCGCGCTGAGATACATCAGAGAACAAGGCATTGCCAGACGAGTACTGCGGCGTAAAGAACGATAGACCTGAAGAATCAAGTGGTGGCTTGAACGCATCTTCCCAGTTCGTGTAATTATCGTAATCATTCACAGCATTGCGATCCGACCGCTGAGCTACCCAAACAACCTGCGTACATAAATTACGCATGGTGAGTTCGAGATCATTGCTGGGGCCATACTGTCCATAAGTTTGAACCATATCGATTTGGGTCATGATGAACGAGTGCTCGGACTTTGCAATGTGAATTAGTTCTGGATCGTTCAGCCAGATATAGTTGGCTTCAATATACGGATTCAGGTTCCAAGTTGTTAGAGCCATATTTGTAGGTGATGGAGATCTAGAATAAGTTGGTGGCGATAAGAAATTTGTCATCTGGAATATTGTAGAACTTGAATCAGGAGCAATACGATTACCGAAATTAGGGTTTGGATTTCCGTCAATTGTTTGACGAACATCAAGAACCGTAAATAGCTGGTACATATTTTTCAGTTCTACTACGATTTCTACTTCGGAATACTGTAGGGCAATAAGTGGGAGAGCTTTTCCGACATCTTCGCAAAACCAAAAATGAAGGGGTATATTCAGGATTCGTCCCGGGATAGATGCTTCGGCAAGTGAATCAGATGTAGAAATAGCGTGTGGGTACTGGTTCAAACGATCGTAAGCATTCGCTGGATTGTAGATTTCTCGGATATTTCCAGTCATCTGATTCAGAACAGCTTTTTTGGTTCCACTAAACTTGATCTCGGAGTAGAGTTTCATCCATTCTCCAGTATGGCGCGTAATTTCCTGTCCGTTCACTAAGATTGCAACATAGTTAATCATGTTGTATCCGATATTCCGAATCCAGTTGAACTCGTATCCTATAGCGTTCGAGTTCTGATTAATATTGGGAGGTGTGGGCTGTGTTACAGGAACAACGGGCGAGAATATTTCGGGGAGCGTCACCACTAAATAACAATCGTGCAGAAGTTGAGCATACCGTTCCACTTTTGCTCGAAGCGTCAATGATCCAGACGGCGGAAGTTGTAGGTTTGTAGTCTTAAAAACTAAATGGAAATGCTCCATCGCAAAATCCGTATGGCGCTTGTACACTGACCGAAAATGAGTAAACGATGGGTTCCCATTTACGAGTTGATCTTGGGCGCCTTTCGCCACTAGTTGCATTAATCCGCCTGACATCTCTTGCTTATTTAATGAATAGAATTATGTACGAAAACCGAACACCGTGTACAGTTAGCTAATCTAACTGGTAAAGCGGCAGTTGAACAATCGCATAACCTTGTTACAGATAGTGCATTGCCGTTGAGTCCAGTGTTTTCTGAAGTCACAAAATCAGCCGTCTGTGAAGCACGGTAGTCTGTCCACTGTGAAGCTGTGCGACGAATACGGCTGGTTCCTACTACTGGCTTAATCAGAGTTGAAGGGTCGTGAGGTAATTGGGGATTTGGGGGAGGGGCAATATCCTTATCCGTAGCTAGATTGACAGTGGCGTAAGTCTTGGCACCACGAATACGCTGTAACCGAATCCAGTCTCCGGCACTTAATCCTCGTGTTCCTGTTTGCATGTTTGACATGGATGAACCAGCTCCAGCGCGTGACGCAGTAGCCATTTATACAACTACGAAGGGAAAAAATGTAATCTTTGTAGGTCCAGATCGTTCACCGATTCTGAATAAGCGTTTGTTATCTTGGAAAGCATTGTAATCAAATATCTCGTTCGTTAACGGATCTAAGATCATCATTGTACCCTTCACTTTAATGATTTGGATCTTACGAGTTTTCCGTTCAATGTTGCGTAAGTACAGAGTATCCTTCTCATCTGAAAGGTATGATGGACGGTAAGCCAGATCTTCACCCGTTACCTTTGTGTCGAAACGCATACACTGAATCACAGGCTGCTCTTTCGAGTGTAAGTTACGATGGATCTCACAATCTACTGCCGCCTGTTTCAGAACTGTAGTTAAACTTTTGATGACACGGTTCTTTTCGTATGAGGTTTCGTACAAGTACTCATCGGTCGTCATAAACACTTCATGCGGTTCGTCACCTTCATATCGTTTCAGAACCATATCGTTACGACGAATCGCTACAATGTTTGGCGCATCAGACGACGCTGCTTGTTTTTGCGATAGAACTGAAAGATATAATTTTACAGTAACATTGCGTTCGTCTATAGGTAAGGCAATGTGCGAGTTAACGCGAATGGCACGACCAATAACCTGTTCAATACGTGAAGCGTTCCAGTAAGGTTCTAAAATGTATACATTACGAGTTTTTAGGAGTGTAATACCCTCAGCTCCAGCTTTGGACGCCATCATAATACACAACCGCTTTTCCTTGATACTATCTTTCAGTGTTTGTGGGAAGGTATCAGTATACTTCTCATTGAAAATCTGACGGTAAAGTTCGCGTTCCTCTTTATCTTTTGCCGTTGTGCCTCCAGTATACAGTGCGTATGCGGGCACACCTTTCTGCATTGCCGGATCTTCTTTCCATATTCCCGAATCCTTGATAATACGGTACTTCTGGAACCCATTCGCTTCCAGAATCGCTGAAAAAGTTCCCAGTCCTCCTAATGAAACATACTCGGAATACACGAACTGATTATTCAAAGACCCGAACTTTCCAACTGTAGATTGCAGATCTTTCAGCATCTGCGCCATCTTTGGCGAATGTTTCGCTAAGCCTGCACCCTTCAAATACTTTTCAGGTTCCTTCTTTAACTTCTCGATGATTTCAGTATTGTCCGGCTCATGTTCTTCATCTACAATACCTTCTTCCGTCAGTGTTGTGCGAAGTTCAGGTGGAACGGCATAGTTACATACTTGACGAGTTTTAGGACGGAAAGATCCCAAACTTTCATTCAAAGATACTTTTCGTTTACGCGCCACTTCCTTCTTGTACTCTTCGAAACGCTCAGTCAAGTACATAAAAAACTGTTCGTCGCTCATTTCGATTTTTTGGAGTGTTTTCTCTTCATCCAACCGCTTAGGAATCAACTTCTCGTCAGCTCCTTTGTAATATGAAACTAAGCCTTGAATACGACGACCAAGTAGAATTGGGTTCTTGATATTCAATCCTTCCACGAATGTTTTCATGAACTCTTCAACATCTGTAGGTAGACACTCCAAGTTTTCAACAACATACTTATCGGTTTCAGCTAATTCAACTCCTGTAAACTTTGTTTCGAACTCGTTTTTCCATGTCCCAACCCATTGACGAATATCTGGATCCTGCTTAAACTCTTTGTTGTACTTTACAGCTATACGATCACCTTTTTCATTATATACGCTCTCGAAGTAAGGAGGATTGCGAGTAATCATCAGGACTCGCTTTACGGAATTGTATTCTACCGTATCCACATCTTTCTGTCCGCGGAAAAATGCACTCATCAAAGCTTCATCCCACTGCATTGCCGACTTTGTTTGAACCGATACACGCTCAATAGGTCCTCGTAACAGATTCATTAGGAATGCAATTTCATGGGGACTGTTGATGGCAGGCGTTCCAGATAAACATACTACCTTACAGTTTTTGGCTTTGTAGATGTAATCGTACACTCGTCCCTTGATTTCACTTTCGTTGACAACGGCATTCACTAAATTATGAGCTTCTTCAATAATCACGACACAATCATCGAACATCCGTTCACTCGGAAACAGTTTGTCGACATTTGTTTTGTTGATACCGTTGTACCGAATAAAGTTGAACCGCTGATCAATAATATCATCAATTTGATCAGATACGCCTTTCGCATCGGGTTTGGAAAGTAGTTTGTAGTTTGGAGGCATACCTGGAACTGTAATGTAATAATGACCATTCGTATCAAGGTACGAATCAGAAATACCCATAGCTTTTGCGGCTGCCCGATCGTCTTCTGAACGCAGCTTCTTCTCTTCCCAATGCTGTTCAAATGCATAAATAGGGTCTCCGCAAGTACGAATCTCCCCACGGTAGTTCTCTTCGAGTGACGCAGGAGTTAGGATATAAACTTTCTTATTGGTCATCAGTGACTCAGCTACGGCAATTGATGAACAAGTCTTACCTGAACCGAGACCGTGGTACAGTAGTAGACCGCGATAAGGTGTTTCGATCAAAAGGTAGTCTCGAACAAGTCTTTGGTACGGATACAACTTTTCGGGGGCTTCATCAGTACCTTCCGCATTTCGCTGACGGTATTTGAGGAAGATTCGTGTTATTGAATCGGAAAATGCTTTGCGATTGGGCAAAGTATACATGGTCCACTTATTTTTGGAAAGGAAATGATAATGGAAGCAATACTCCGCAAGAACCCTAAGCTGTGGATGGTCGCGATATACCTTTTCCTTGTCGCGGGGTTCCTTTACCTGAAACCAGCAGTCGCATTCGGAGAGAACGGTCGTATCCGTCCTTTCGGAGTGGGCAAGCGTGAATCTACGGTATTTCCAGTATGGTTTTGGATGTTCGTGTTTGCTGTCGTATCTTACTTTTCGGTAGTGTATGTTTTGGACTTTTCACTGTGATGGCTTAGCGTTTGCGTTCTTCTCTTCAGCCGCCTGCTTCTCTGCTAACTCCTTCATTAACTTATCCTTGAACTCTGTCATCTCTGATGTTGAAGCTACACATGCCGCTGTTTCACTATGTCCAACATTCAAGACTCCAGCTGGCCATGCCGCAAGCATTATCAGAACTCCAAGTCCAACTCCCGGTCCGCCATATGGCTTGAACGGTTCTACAAATAATTGGCGAACCGTATCAAAGTAAGTAAGAAGGTAAGGAATAGTTGATATAGCTGCAAATTGAACTCCCTGAATAAAAGAAGTTGAAAAACTTGTTTTAGAACACTGAAGTTGTGTTGATAGCAACGACATCACGACTCCAGTAATAAATAGGATCCCGTACACTGATCCGATCGACTTCCAATCCATTACATTAAGAGTGATAATTTGATACGAACTTTTCTACATCGGTTATGAGTACTTTTCGTTCGGCATAGTGTGGTCGAATAATAGATTTGCATTCCGAAAGCGTCTTCCAATCCACTGCAGCGACTTCCTTACTCTGCATTGGCGTGAGCTTCTGTTTCAAATTAATACCCTTTGAATCTTTCAAAAGTGCTACAAAGTAGATATGACGGTATTCTACATTATTCGTTCCACGAAATGTTTCGGTGAAACTGATATCTTCTTTCAGATTATAACAGTCTCGTGAAATATTGGTTTCTTCCAGAAATTCCCGAATACCGCACAAAACATCCGATTCGCCTTTGCATCGCCGTCCTTTAGGAAATCCCCATTCAGTTTCCTTATACGGTGAAGGAAACTTCTCTACCAGTTCTTTTCGATTCAATTTACTATACTTTTCTTTGGAAATAGTGTACTCTTGCGAATGAGAATCACGACCTGATCCCCAAAGACGAGTCCAAAGCGTATCGAACTCTTCTTCTACAATAAGTTGTTGTTCAATTTGAGTCATGTTGTAAATTAGTCGACCAGTGTACTCAAAATCAGAGGGTTCATACTTTCCCCTAATAAATTCCATGTAAGACATAGAATCTTTACGCTTCACCATCAGAACACTCACAGTTTTTGGATCAACTGGAAGTTTCAAGGGTTCATAAATTCCTCGCAAAAGAAGAATACCACATGAAATAACTGGGTCTTTACATGTCCTGAAAACATGACCCTTTTCTCCACAGTTATTACAGTACATTTCCTTCATACTCATTCTACTGTAATACCTTCCGTTTTTAACTTCGCTGTTTCTAACAAATGGGTGGAACACCAAGTAAACCGGCAGACACTAAATTTGTTCCGGACTTTTCTAGAGCCACTCTTACGGGAGAAGATCTGATGCGACAGACGTATTTATTTCAGGAACAAGCTAAGAAGGCTGTTTCAGATGCCAAGGCTGCAACTACAGCATCATACCAGACTATATTTAAGATTGGAGGAGGACTTATTGTTATCGTCGGAATTGTGATTGGCGTCCTGTGTATTCATGATTTGATTGTTCGGCGATGGGGTGGTCAGACCTTTATTCTTCCAGGATTACCAGCGCCAAGCACAGCTGTAGGACCCGCAGATATTCTAGTTATTAACTCTGCAACTTACGGCGGTGCATCAAACCCAACAGATGTAACTGCTTACATACGAACCCAAGTCCAAAATAATGGCGGAGTCAGTCTTCCAAGCTTTACAGTAGGCGCTGCAGCTGTAGGTATTTCAACCCCTCCCACTTCTCAGAATACGCTGACGGTCCACTGGACTTACGGATATGGAAGTCCAAATATGACTTCAGCCGTTGATGGAGCCGTATTCCCAACTCTGCCAACTTCTGGAGCACCTGCCCAGCAGAAAGCAACTGCTCCAGTTAAGCCTCCTCTATTCGGGAATATGTTTAGTATGTTTGGATCTAGTTCGGGTAACTTGATGTCAAGCTTACATGATGCTACCAAAACCACAACTGTTCCTGCCGCATCTGCTCCCCTTTCATCTGAAAATCAGGGCAATTACGGAGCTCAGTGGTGGATGTTCGTCAAGGATTGGAATTACGGGTATGGAAAGGACAAGTCGGTAGTATACCGTCCAGATGCCTCAAACGCTTCAGTAGCCAACCCCAATATATCTCTACACCCAACGGACAATACCTTGCGTGTGTCAGTATCCATCTTCCCTTCATCAGAAGGTGGATCAGGTAAGTCCGAACCTGCTCCTGCTGGACATTCTGGTTCTACAGATGATGTGTTTGTATGCGATGTCCCCAATATTCCTCTACAAGCTTGGTTCTCTGTTTCCACGACCGTATTTGAGCGCAACTTAGATATATACATTGATGGCAAGTTAGTGAAGTCGTGCTTCTTACCCGGAGTTCCCAAGCCAGCGGTAGGAGATATTCAAATTGCCAAGGATGGCGGATTTTCAGGGTACATGTGCGGATTCACTCATTACCCTCGCATGCTGACGCCCGATGATGCCATTTCATTCTTTACTGCTGGAACTCCTTGCTCAAGCCAGACTGGACCCAGCGCAACGGCTGCTGCGACAGGATACTCTGTAAAGTTCGGAGTTTATGATACGGTAGGCAAGGAAGTACAGGAATATACATTCTGAAACTATAAATAATGGATCTAGTAACTTCAATTATTGTAGCAGTGGTAGTCATTGTGGCTGCATTCTTCTACTTCAAGAGCCAGTCTAATTCTCCCAATATTACTATCCAGTCTTCCATCACCGATGGAAAGAAACAGGTGAATAGTAATGTTGCACTTCCAAATTCAGTAAATCAGAAAGAAGGGATGGCTTTCTCGTACGCTTGCTGGATGAAAGTCGACGATTTTTCTTACCGCTACGGTAAGCAGAAGGTCGTGTTCACCAAGGGTCCCGAGAACTTGTCGTCAATGTGTCCTGCGTTGTTTGTAGATGCTAATACCAATTCACTACTTGTAAAGCTCGATACTTTCGGAGGAGTTGAAACCATTCCTGTGGGAAATATTCCTGCCAAGAAATGGTTACATGTAGTTTTGGCAATTGATCAGGAATCTATTGATATTTACATTAACGGTAAGTTGTATGAGCATCATACTTTAATGAATATTCCCAAACAGAATTCAGATACCGTTCGTACTTCCGTGGATGGTGGATTCGACGGAAGTATAGCGTCTCTTGAATACTTTAACTATTTACTGAAGCCCGATGATGTTAGTGCTTTGGCTGCTAAGGCTCCAGTTCCTGATATGACTGTAAAGAACGGTGTTGGAACCCTTCCTCCTTACTTCGATATTTCATGGTGGACTCGTCACCAGTAGATACTTATCCTAAAGTAGCGAACAAACTACTTAATAGCCGCTAAGGAAGCCTGAGCTGCCGCAGCCTGTTGTGACTGAGCGCTGGCCTGAGTCTTGAACTGATTAAACTCAGTTTCTACTTTCTCAAGTCGAGTTTCAGTATCTTTCAGTTCCTTATTTAGTGAAAACAGGGTTGGAGGTGGAGGATTGGTAAGCATCTCCGTAACAATCCAATCTTTATGCGAAATTAAGAAAGCAATTACTCCTACCAGAACCGCAAAGAGTCCGATGTACATAAACTCTTTTCGTTTCAACATCTTTGCTTTCATAGATACAAATGAGTTCACAAGGAATTCCAGGATCTGTCGCTCCTACTGGATATGTTTATGGACCTCGTATTCAAGATGCTTCAGAATGGACAAAGCTTCTAAAAGAGAAGCGTGAGTACTATTCTTACAATCCCAGCCTAAATACTGGAAACCGTGATACATCCGATCCTTGGGTTAAGACAGGTAATCAGTTCCGTCTAACTTACAATTTCGGACGATTTGCGTGTAATACTTGCAATGGAAATGCATTTGGTGGAGCGACTCGTCCTCTTTAAGATTTATGTTTCAGTGTCTTGCGCAGCATTGATCGAATACTTCGGCGCTGAGTTTTTGTATGTTCTAGAGGATTGTACTGAAAGAAGTACTCTAAAAACTCTCGTGAATTCTTATTATCCTTAACTTTATTATACAATTCTGATTTCTCAATACGCATATCAATCAGTGTTTTTTGCTTTCCAATACAAGATATAGGCGTGAGTAACTTGTACCGCCGCGACATATTATCGTTCGCTAATTTTAGTAAGTGTTCGGCTACACATACAAACCTCTGTTCAGGAACCATTTCCAGAAAATGGTGAGTTCCGTAAAGAATAGCAAAGAAGAACTGCAAGATGGTGGGAATACTCGCAATATGTAATCCGTTTGGAGCTACATGGTAACTATGGCAGGCATTTGTCTCGTAAACACGAGCTAATGTTAGTTTTGATTTGGGATCCGTGATATCCGTATGTGGCGGCAGAATTTCTCCGTACGCTTCAAAGTCCTTTGAAGTAACCTTATCGTACTTCTCGAAAAATGAAGAAAGTTCTTTCACAAGATCTTTGCGTTTTTCGGGTGTAGTCATGATATCTAAAGGTAACATCCACTTTTCTTCCTTACCGTCTCCTTGTAACATTGACGCATTGAATCCCAAAAGAACAGCTTTCTCTTTAATCACTAAATGTTCAATACTCTTACGAGTTTCGGGCGTTAGGAAAAGCTCAAGATCTTTTTGTTCTTCTTTTGGGCAAATTATGGGATAATGTTTATTTAGTTTTTGAATACGCTCATACACTTTCTTCCATCGCGATACATCGCCTTTAGGACGCGATAGTTCTAAGTACACACCCATTCGCAAAAAATTTGGCGGTACAAAGTGGATCTTATCTTTTACAACACTATCCTTCCAAAGATTGGTAAAAATAACTTTATCAATATGAGAAATATCCGCAACGCCAGTGTAATCGGCAAACACCTTAAATGTTCCTAAATGAGCACCAGGTTTGACTTCTACGCTATTGAATCCCGCACTCGCAATACGATCAGCTAATTTAGCCGCATGAAGCTGTGGAGTTTCAGAATAGAAATCGTAGTCTGGAATATCCACCGAAAAATCATAGAACTGATCTTCAGGAGGTAATAGTGAATTAATCGCAGTTCCGCCATAACACATGACGCGATGTGTCTGAATAAACTTCTCAACAATTTTGAGAACTTTTTTGATGGCAGGGTCACTTGCTGCTACTTTATCTATTTCTGCTTGGGCTATTTTAGCTGCTTCTTCAACACCCTCCATTAATACTTTCATGGAAAATGAATTGCATTTTTTTTAATCATATCCTCAAGCAAATGACGAAGAGGTCGTCTAAAGAAAATCCTAAAGAAAGAAAAGGCTCTGCCGATATGGCAGGAGGTGATGGTAAGAAGCCTCCTCCCAATAAACGAAAGAGGCCGATGGATGACGATAAGGATACTCTTTGGATAAATGACGATACATTACCGAAATCTGACGGATCATCATCGCCTAAGACTGTACCTTTTAAGATTATTATTACCAGCGATACATCCAACTCTAAGGATGATTCAGATGACGAAGAAGATGAAGATGAAGAAGATGAGGACTATGTTGAGGAGGTAGATGGACATGATTTCATTCAGTATTTGTACGAGAAGTATGCTGAGCCTGAAGAAAACCGCCGCAAGACACGATCACAAACTAAGGCTCTGCAGTCAGCACCTCCTAAGAATCAAAAGAAGGAGGAAGCACCCCCAATTTCTTTGACCAAGAAAGAGTTAGATTATTTCAAGAAACAGCCGGAAGAGAAGCGTGGAGAACTCATGACCCTAATGAAACGCATGTCATCTTTGAGCGTAGCGGAAGGCGAGGCTCCTCACAAGTTCCGAGTTCTTGAGCTTCCTGTATCTGATTATGTCAAGTCTACTGTCATCAAGAAGATTTCAGCAGTTGAAGAGATGGGTCCAGAGTCTGGAGAATCGTACAAACTCCGCACTTGGATTGACGCATTTCTTCGTATCCCATTTGGAAAGACAGTTCCTCTCCCCGTAAAGATGGAAGATGGGCGTGAGAAGTGTACAGACTTCATGGTTGAAGCTCGTAAGTCCATGGATCGCTCAATTTATGGAATGGTTCCTGCCAAGACACAGATCATGCAGATTCTTGCCCAATTGATTGTTAATCCAAACTCTGTTGGTAATGTGATTGCTCTTCAGGGACCTATGGGTGTAGGAAAAACTTCATTAGCCCGTAATGCCATCGCGAATGTCATGAAGCGTCCATTCGAGTTCTTCTCATTGGGAGGAGCATCCGATATTTCAAACTTCGTAGGACATTCGTATACCTATGAAGGATCAATGTGGGGACGCATTGCTGATTCTGTCATGCATGCCGGAGCTATGAACCCCGTTCTGTATTTCGACGAGTTAGATAAGGTGTCTGGAACTCCTCACGGCGAAGAAGTTATTAGTATGATGATTCACTTAACTGATCGGTCACAGAATTCTCAGTTCCATGACCGTTACTTCTCTGGTGTTGATCTTGATTTATCTCAGTGTCTCTTCGTGTTCTCATTCAACAATATTGATCTAGTACACCCCATTCTTCGTGATCGTATGACTGTGATCCATTGTGATGGGTACAATGAGACAGACAAAAAGAGTATTCTCAAGGAATACATCTGGCCTCAACTTTTGGAGCGTTTGAAGTTTGATCCTCAGGAAACTATTCTTACAGATGAGGCGATCAAGTATATGATTGCCGAGTTCTCTAAGGAGGAAAAAGGTGTGCGTTCACTCATTCGTGTAGTCGAAACTATGATGACACGGCTGAATATGTTACGCATTGTACATGACGAGAGTATGAAGTCGTACTCTTTCTATATTGATTACACCACACCATTTACCATTACGGAGTCTGTTGTGCAGAAACTACTGACTGATTTGAACAAGAAGGAGCCTGAGCATTGGAGGGCGATGTATAATTAGATTTTAGAATCTTCCAATTACAACTCTCACAAGTATATTGGGTAATAACATAAGTATCCATCCATCGAATTTCAAGTGTGAAGTAACTATTTTCGCACTTGGGACATTCTTTCACTGGCTGTTGATTCATCTTGTCCGCCTGATTTTTGAGACAAGAAAATAGATTTTATCCAAAAAGTTTGGCTGTTAGAATTCCAAGACAAATTCCAATAATTCCAAAAAATAAAAATCGCTTGGTGCGTTCGCGATTATTTTTATTTTGGTTCTCCTCTTCAATCGCTAGTTGCAAATCAACTTCAGCGTCCATCCATGCCTGAAATGTACGAGACTGTTCTTGGTAAAGGCGATCACTCTCCTCGCGAAGCTCTTCGATTGTTAACATTTGTAAAATTCAGTTCTTTAATGTTTAAGCTCGTAGGGGTTCTAGCCATACCTCCCATTCGGCTTCAGGAACATTGTTTTCTCGCAGAATCCTTTCACCTTGGCGAAGACGGTCAGGTTCACGCTCAATCTCCATCAGCTTGGGGAACTCGCGTCCAAGAATAGTTGAGATAGATTCCTGTTGTCCAATTCCCGGAAGGTATCCCGAAAGAACATTGCAGATACGAGAAAGGTTACCTTGCGCACACATTCCAATATTATCCTCCAGCTCTCGTTTCAGAATATTTATCAGGCACCGCTTATCTTCCGAGTCGCGAATGTACTGCCAAACTCCGTCCGTCATGATTCCAAAGATTCCTTCTTCCAGATCGTAAATTTGGGCATTGTTGCAGTAATAAGACGCAAACTGCCAATTGCCTTTTGGTGAAAGATCACAATCAAATACTATCTCGCGATAAGTTTTGGAAATCTTTGTTGGATTCCAGCGATACTCTTCCGGCACAAAGATTTGGCGAATCACATTGATATTGTGTTTTACTTGCTTTACAGCGGCAGAAGTATGAACATTCTGTCTATCTCGCGCAAATGCGCCCATATTCTCATTCGGGTTTGGTCCAGCTGCGCGTGCCTGTGCTTCCGCTCGGGCTGCTACACCTGCCGCATGTATAGCGGCAGCACGACCTCCTGCAGCCGGTGCTGCCGCACGATCAACACGAATAGCTTCAAGTATTTGACGGTAATCTTGTGCGATAAACAGTAAGTGATCTGCCAGTGCTTCGTTATTTACAGGTCCTAATTGATTGCCGTCAATAAGGGCTTGAATACGCTGACGATAATTAGCTATTTCCACATCCCACTGAATATTAGGCCATCGCAGTATCCGTCGTCGGAAACCATCCCATTCTCGGATCATTCTACGAGTCGCTCTACGATTTAGAATTTCCTGATCAGGATGCACTCCGCCGTTTGCTTGCACTTCGTTACGGAGTTGAGTATTGAGTGCCGATGTTTCGACTCGGTGCTGCGTCCGAAGTTGTCCCGATTCGGTAATGTAACGATCTAGAAGAGCTGCGCGTTGTTCTGAACCAATTGGAAGCGCCTGCATCTCTCTCATAACTGGAATCATTCGTTGTTCGAATTCTTGTCGCTCGCCTTTATGTTTTAACTTAAGCTGCTTAACTCGGAAAGCGTTTGGTCCAGTTCGTTGTTTAACTCCTTCATGCATTCCGCATAAAGTTTGGGTATCGGGAATAGTTCGACCGCATATTACTGTATCCGCTTTGCGAGCCGTGCAGGGCATTGTATCCTTTGGCGAGAGAAGATTCTAAATAAAAATATCCGTTTTGAGTTTTATTTTTATTTTTTAAGTTTACATCAGCATGTTATGCAGTCCAACAACAAAGACTCCAACTGTAGTCACCACAACATCAATCCCAATAACTTCGATGTTACACTGATACTTGTTGTTTGAAATATCTTTCATCATAGAACAGTTGTTCTGTGCGATCCACAAAAGCGCAATAGAGTGAACCCAAAGAATAAGAATAATATTATTGAATGACATTTGTGCCGTTAGTATACGATATCTTAATCAGAACAAATCCGTTTTATGACCTGTTCTGATTAATGAAAAATACAAGCCCCAACCGTCGCTTATATCAGTGACTACCTTCCTTCTAAAACTTGTTGAGAATTAGACGATATAGTCTCCTCGAGAATCGATACTGCGTTCTCTTTTGTAGGGTTTCTTACTTCAGGGTTTCACTCCTAAAGCCCCAGTACTCTACAGGTACTAGATTTATCTACCAGGTTTTCATTATCATGGTGACTGGTACACCACTCCAGTTGAAATTATAAAGATTTTACATGCAACTTCCAACTTCTTACATGGATCATATTATCTGCCGCAACAGCATAATACAACCAGGATACTTCTATGGTGATCAGTCATATCAGTAATCCCATTACACTCTTCCTTCCTTGGACAGAAAGAATCCGTTTTCAAACCCTACCACCAATTAAAAATTTGTATTTAATTTTTGATTTTTGATGACAGATCATGCATCTACTCTACGGCATCCAAGACCGCATCTACCCATGGCTTCATTTCCTCGGCAGTCATGCCAAATGGCACCAGCACCTTCATCGTCGCGAGAACAATCTCAGAGCGAGTCATTGCCGTGGTTAGCGTACGGCGAACATCGTTGATGGCTTTACCGATCTTGTGGAGCCGCGACTCCTCCTGCGGATTCAAACCGTCGAGGATGCCGACCAGAATATTGGCAACACGCGTGATGTTACCTTGCGCACACATACCAATGTTCATCTCCAGTTCCTCCTTCACAATCTGCTTCAGAGAAACATACTCCTCGGACTTCTTGACATGCTGCCACACAGAGTCCATCAGCTTACCAAAGATGCCTTCCTCCATATCATAGATGGTGTCGGCGGCACAGTACTTGGAAGAGAACTGCCACGCAGCTTGCGGAGTGAGCTCACACTCAGAAATGATCTCAGCCATAGTCTTGCTGACCTTAGTCATATTCCAGCGGTACTCCTCTGGCACCTCAATCTTGCGGATTAGTTCGACCATATCCTTGAACTTCTTCACGACTTCGGATGTGTGGATATTCTGGCGATCTGCTGCAATCTCGGCCAGAGTGCGCTCACGACGAGGCTCAGCAAGATAGTTGTCGCCATCCACCGCATGCGGGATAGGAGGGCCAAAAGCTTCATACTCGCGCTCGCCCTGATAGTCCTCCTCAATATCACGCCACTCACGCACTAGGCGTGTACGGTTGCGGTTGAAGTTTTCAAGTGCTTCACGGGCAGTCATCTCACCAGTCTCGACCAGCATAATAGCGTGCATCCGCTGGAGTCGAGTTTCTGCGTCCTCGTCGCGACCATCGCCACGCAGCTGGTGCATGAAGTTTTCACGATCACGAATGCCCGCGCGGATCTCTTTGCGGTTCTGGAGCTTGCTAGAGAGCCGATCGTAGCTCTGCTGGTCGGCAAGAGTGTGCGGACCCATGCGGCGCTCATCAGCATGTTGAGAGTTAAGACCATTCAGCTCAGCAGTGGCAACCAACATGGCTGTCCAAGTTTGCGGCGTCTTATCATCAATGTGCTTATTACGAGCATCCTTAATCTTGCGAGCCGCCACGATGCGCTCCTGATTCTGACGGAACCGCATCGGTCCAATCATCTTCAGCGAATTGGTGTGTTCCTTGCAGTAATCTCCAGCCAGTGGCCGCGTGCACTTGTTACCTTTAGAGGTGTATACGCTACAGATTACAGACATCTTGTTGCTTGTTACTTGTTGATCGCCGTTACTGTTTAAAAAAATGGAACAACTAAATCCATTTTCAATAGTAAATGGCTAAGCAGAAATCAAAAGATTTCTTTGACACTTTCATTCAGAGCGTGAATTGGAAATGGGGCAAGTTTTCATTCTTACCAGTCTTTTTCGGAACCCTCATGGCTTTATTGGATATTGTGATGATGAGTTCAGCCAAGATGATTCATAATGGGACATTATCTGCTGCAATTGGAATACCATTTGCAGTTTTAGTCTATGCTCTTGAACCACTCCTCTTCATTAAGGCTATGAATTACGAAGGAATGGTTGTCATGAATCTAACATGGGATTTGATGAGCGATATTCTAGTGACTCTACATGGAGTCCTAATCTTTGAAGAATCAATTAAAGGAATTCGTTGGATTGGAGTATTATTTGCTTTCGTATCGCTCACAATCTTTGCATATAGCGATACCAACTAATCAACCTCAACCCCCCGAAAACGGATTTGTTCGGTCCAAGGTAGTCAATGGTACGCTGGGTAACAGCTGGAGATGGGACGAAAGTACTAAACTGGTTAAAACCAGAGGGAAATTGTCGTTCGGTGGGCCGTCCATTTGAGACTTAAAAGAGAACCTTAATTGCACGAAAGTGCATCGCTGAACAAACCTGGGCCACTACCCTGTTCGTCACTAAAAAAGACAGAACAAGGCTAGCTTCAACAAAAGCTATATGCATCATAACGAGTAATATTGATGCATGAACGAAATCGGGAGATACTCAAGTAAAGACCAAACAGGTCCTCAGCTTTTTCATTTAGTTTTTTCAACTTTATGTCAATTGCAAACTCATCCAATTAATCAACAGTCGTTAGAGAGATGTAGACACTGCAAAAAAGGGTGCAGAATAATCTGGTTTTGTTCAGTTTGAGTAGGATCCTGTAGGGTTATTCGACCGCAATTCATGTGAATTTTTTGAATCTGAATAGATATCAAAAAGTTTCCATAGTATCGTTCTATCGCAACTCTATTAT